TACAGTTTAAAGACGTAAACGCTTGGTCTGATTTCTGTTGGCTTGCAATTGCATATTTAAAAGGAAATGGTAGGTCCTATTATCGCCCGCCCGTACCTTACCAACATGGTTTACTCCATATGCTATATAAAAAGCACAATGTAGTATTAGATATAATCCATCTAACTTACAATGTGCTAATTATCTTATCTATTCTTCCACACTGCCACGTTCCTCTGCCGTTGCCTCTCTTTCTTCTGCTATGTTTTCTCTTTCTTGTGCTGTTGCTTCTCTTTCAGCATTTATTTGTGCCTGTGCCTCTGTCATATGTTCTGCTTGTGCATCTGGGTCTTCATTTAAGAATTGATTTGCTCTTTGTTGCATAATCTGTGCTTGTGCATTTATCATAGCTACCTTTCTTTGTTCTTCTTCCATTAATTCAATTGCTTCTTCAAGCTTAGCCTTTGGCATTACAGAGTCATCATCAAGTAATTGTACATATATCTTTAATTCTGTTAACCTCTCTACACTAAAATATCCAGCTTTTAATAAATTTTCTAAACTTACCTCTTGAGCATATTTATCAAATGCACCCTTTGGTGTTATATCAACTTTTACAGTTGCTTGTAATTCTTGCATTACCGTTTGTGGTACTGTTACAAGTTCTGTAATTTCTTCCCCTGTGTTAGGGTCTGTTTGTGTATTTTCTAATGTTATTCCTTCTTCTGAATAAACAATAAACATATCTAACCATATACGAACTATATCCTCTATAAAAGCTTTAAGTCCACTTAGCTGTTCTACTAAAGGTTGTTGTGAAGCTTGTTGTACAGCTAATATAGCTTTTCCTGATGCACTCTCTGGATTTACTTCTCCTGTTGCAATATCTCCCGCTCCCGCTAATTCTCTTGTTATAGATATTAATTCATTTTGTATTTTTTCCACGTCTGTACTCATTTGTGCGGGCTGTATAGTGGCAAAAATATTTCTTACATCTTCTACACTCATACCACCCTTGGTTTTTAATGTAGCTCCTACTTGGTCTACTGCACTTGGATTAATAACTTTATCAGTATTTACTACTTTTTGAGGATATGCTGTATTCTTTACTGTAATAAGCCTACGCATAATTGTTTTATTTACTTCAATTTGATTTGCAATGTGGTATCTTACCTCTCCTTCTCCTCTTGCACTGCCTTGTTTCTCTTCCCATATCATATGTGCTATTGGATAAAGTGTAAGTCCACTATCTGTATCTTCTTTTATATCTAAATACTTTGTGGCCTTAGCAAAATGTACAGTTCCTTTTTCTTTGTAAAATTTCGTAACTACTGTACACATATCTTCTTTTTCTAGTTTAGAAGCCTCTCCACTCTCTTCAAAAGTATTGTTATCTCCTATAATCAATTTTATTTTTTCTTCACTTATTCCCTCTGCTCTTGCCATATCTTGTACTTCTATAACTGGCAATCTTTGTTTTATTAATATATATGGTTGTCTTTGTATATCACTATCATTTTCATTACCAAAGTAAATATCATTCTTGGTTATAATTTCATTTATTGGTGTTTGACTTTCTTCATCATAATTCACATACATAATACCTTCATCATTAATAGCTGAGTCTTTTGTTATCTTTCTTATCTTTAAATCTAAAACATCTTTTTCCCATACTTTAAGTGCTTTTTTATTTAACATTTCACAAGTTTTCTCAGCTACTTGTCTAAATTCTGCATTATCAAAATTTTCACTAGAAAAGTTTGGCGCCCATAAATTACTATTAATTGTTCCCACCTTATACTTAACAATAGGCTTAATAAAGTTTAATTGTACTGGTTCTATTCCTTTTACTTTTAATCCTTCCCATTGGTCACCATTATAAAATCTATAATTTCGATCGGTATCTGTATACATATTGATTAATCTACAATAGTTTTTACCTTGCTCATATAAGCTCCATATATCTGTTTGTTTTAATTCTTCTATATCCATCTGTACACCACCTTATATAAAGTCCTTTTGACCTATTCCATCACCTTTGTAATTATTTATGTTATACATATTGATTTCTAATTCTTCTTGTTCTTTCTTAGATTGTTCATGTTCCATGTGTTCCTGATATATTTTTACAGGATTAATCGTAGGCAATTTAATTTCTTCACCTTTATCAACTTTTTGTGCTGTTTTAGCTCCAATTAAAAAAGCTAACAGGTTCATACCACCCATTAGCACAACTAATATAATTGTTTCCATGTTAAGCCTCCTTTTTCTTAGGAGTTCTTTTTTTCCTTGTTACTACTTCCTTTGTTTTAACCTCTTCTGCGTTTTTTAATTCTTGTCTACGTTCTCTAAATACTTTCTTTTTCATATTTAATTATTCCTTTCAATTGATTTATTAAAATAATCTATAAAGTCTACTCGTAATGGACAGTCTTTACAATTAATTGTATCTACTGCTTTACGATATACTTTACAGTAATAATATTTTGTTCTATTTCCTTCTACAACCGAATGTTTACAATCCATTTTCCCTCCTATACTACTGTTATTGTTTCTCCATAATCCTCTTGTTCTGGTGTTTCAATACTAAAACTAAAATGAGGATATATATTAATAGGCTCTTGTGTAAACGATACTTGGCTTCTTGCTTCATGTGCTATTGCTAGTCCCATCATTTGGTCATCATGCCCACCTTCTGGAGCTTCTATTTTACCTTTCTCATTCCTTATGATAGTTAGTAATTCTTCTAATGTATCTTTATCATTTAATGTTTCTGTATGTTCCCTGACTATTTGAATAAGATTAGATATAATAGTTGGTCTTGTTAATGTTGTAGTACGAAAACCAAAACGTTTCTCCATCTTTCCAGTATAACTATCTAATTGTTCTCGTACATATTGATTGTTATATCCTAACCTTTGTAGTTCCCTTATTGGATAACTATCAAAGTTAGCTTCTATTGCTATTAGTGCGTCTTTGTAATACTTGCCCAAACAATACATCTGTTTTGTATATAAATCTGGGTCAAATTGATTTTTTAATGTTGCTACTTGTATACCAGTTTTAGCATCTAATACGTGTCCAGTAAAATAATCACTTCCTTCGCCTGATGTATCACCACCAATACAATAATTTGTATACTGTGGTACATCTGGTACTTGATATATCTTTATATATCCATTTATATCATTTTCCCATCTTATATTTGTTATTTTTAATCCATCATAATCATATAAAAAATACCCAACCTTAATAGGTTTAGGTATTTCTTGTAATCTATTATTTATCTTTCTTGCGTCAAATACTGTTTTTCCTAGTACACCCCATTGTCCTAAACAATATACGTTATAATAATATTCATCTGTATCTTTATAACTTTCTAGCAATTTCTTATAATCTTCATCTAAGAAATCATTATCTTTATATGTACTATGTAGTATTTCTATGTTATCATCTACTCGGTCAAAGAAACGTTTTTTTAGCCAATGATTTATATCAATAGGATTAAAGCTTATTACTATTTGCTTTTTTGTTCCTTTACCTCTTAAACGAACATCTAATTGATTAAAATCTGCCTCTTGTATTTCTGAAGCTTCTTCTACCCATATATCTGTTAACTCACCTTTGCTAAAAGTAACTGACTTTAATTTTTCTACATCATCTAATCCCGCAAATATAATCTCATTATTGTTTATTAAGCATTTTATTCTTAAATCAGACTCATTTATTTTAAAATATTTATATAAATTCCACTTATTTATTATTTGCTTAAATAATGCAAAAGTAGAATCTCTATTACTTTTACCAGTGTTACGCACTACCAATAAATTAAATTTGCTATTCTTTAGCATTTTATATATATAGCGTTCTACTACAAAAAAGCTTTTACCACTTCCAGCACCACCATAAAATATTAAATAACGTTTATTATTATCTAAGTATGGTATAAATGTTTTATTAAATACTCTTTTACTTATATTAATATCTACTTGCATTAATCATCACTCAATCCAATATTAATTGTTAGCTTTTCATTACTTGTTGGTTCTCCTTTTGCTAATGCTCTTTTATCATATAAAGTTCCTATTACTGTAGATAAATTATTTACTGGTATACTAGTCTCTTTGTCATCTAAACTTTTTTCTAGTCTATTTAATGCTTTATTTATAATTCTGTCTGCTTTTTCTACAAATTCATCAGTCTTTTCCTTGCGAAGTTTTGCGAAGTCTTCTTTTTCTATATTTCTTTTATATATATCTTCTACTGTACCAACAGGCATATCTAATTGTCTTGCTGTTTCAGAGAAATTGTTTGTACTAAACATACTTAGCATTACTTTATATATTGTTTCATTATCTGTTTTCTTTCCTTGCGCCATATTCTCACCTACTTCTCCATTCTTGATACATATATTGGCTCTTTATAGCCTTCTATCTTGCTTAGGTCTTTTTCATACTCATGACACCTGATTACTCTCATGTCTTTATGCTCTTCTATTACTATTAACTTATTGCAGTTTTGCTTTTTACAACTATTACATAACTCCATAAGCTTTTCTCCTTTTGTATACACTACATAAAGCATTGAAAGAAATTAGCTAGTCCTATTCTTTCTTTAGTGGCTCAATGCCTCATACTAGCTACAATGCTCTATATACTATAAACAAAATCATTGCATACACTATGCAATGATATAGCAGAAATAAGCTAAAGCCTTATATACTTTCTGCCTTTATAAGGTCTTATATAGCTTTCATACATCACTGCACACTATAAACAATAGAACTCGCTAGGAAAGTTCTGGCACATGAAAAATTTTAAGGAGATTTTTTATCAATTACCTAGCATATTGATTGCTAATTTCGTGTAATTCCTTTTATTGCCCAAAATTGCGCTTCTTCTAATTTTGTAATAGCTAAACTTGTTTCTCTTGAATTTTGGCAATTTTCTTCAATAAAATCATACATTTTTGAGAATATCTCTCTTGTATCTTGTATTTTTTGCTGTTTTTCTTCATTTACTTATAAATACTTTGCTCTATCATTCATGTTATTTTCTCCCATAATAATAGAGCCAGATTACTCTAGCTCTGTTTTGCTTTTTTATCTATTATCATAATAACACATTATTATTTGGTAAATCTTGGTCTTTTTTGGTCTTATATATTTTTTTATAACTTTTTGAAAAATTAGTTTCATTATAACAACAATTCTGATATCTCAATATCATGTCTTTTTCTATTTTCCTTGCTAACCATCCGTAATATGTTTCTGCTAATATATCATGTTTTATATTATTCCAACCATATTTTATAATGTCATTGTAAAATCTAGAATTATGAGCATATTTTTTTATTGAACTCCATCTTTTATGTCCATTTAATGTCATTCCAATATATCGCATACCATTTGGGCAAGTATGCATATAAATATAATATTTTCTAGTTTCTTTTAGATCACTATTGTCTTCTACATATTTCCTATTCACTTGTATCGTTCCTTTCTAATTTATCAAATTCGTTCAATGCTTGACCATGTAACTTGCAAGTATTGTAATAATCATATCCTATCTCTGTTGCTATTGTTTCAAAGTTTTGTCCATCTATATATCTTTTAGATAGTATTATTTTATGTAATGGACTTAATTTATTTATATGTAATATTATCTTATTAATCTTTTTCTGTTCTTCTGCTAATATGTTTAATAATTCATTATATTGGTCTAATAAGTTCTCTATTGCATAACTGGGTTTATTCTGTGCTTTTGGCATACCATCTAAATTTTGACTAATATTCATAACCATAGTTCGTTGTTCTTCGTATTTTTCTATTTGTCTTTTAACCCATTCTTGCGAATATTTTAATCCTTTTAAATCTTCTCTTGTCATGCGTACCTCCTTATCTTATTCTCATAATAATATAATCCAGTAAATCTATTCTCTCTATGTGATTTCTTTTTAATTTATTATATCTCTTGTCCTTCTTATCTATATAACTTGACATATTATTCATCATGATTACTTCCTTGTTGCGTTCTTTTTCTAATAATGCTATTGCCTTCTGTTGTTTCGTCATAGCATCAACTCCTCGTTTGTTTTAATATGATTTTCTCTACTCTAGCTAATGCCTCGTAGTATGTTATAAACTTTCCTGCATGTCTGTTTCTTACTTCTAATCGTATTATTCTTAATTGCTGATTATATCTTCTCTTATATATTTCTGCTACTTTAAACTTATCATATCCACCTAACCATAGCTGTATTATCTCTTCTTCTCTCATACTATATCACCTGTATATATTATGAGCTGTTTAGTGTTATTTAATACTGTTCAATTATTGCTTGTCCTTTTTATCTATAATATTCGTCTAGTCCTTCTCTAGCCTTTTTCTCCCATTCTCTTTTAACTTTTGCTCTGTTGTATTTCTTGTTGTCTCTTTCTAAAGGTATTTCTATATAATCACTTAAATCAAATTCTAACTGTTGTGCTTCTATCTCTGTTCCTTTCATTACTGCTACATTGATTTTATATTGTCTTAGCATATTGTTTATTATTTCTTCATGGTGTCTTGGTAAACTGTGTAAATAACTATGTGCTAATGAATTTATTACTGCTCCATTTTCTACTGACTTTCCTCCTCCATCACTTTTATGCTTTAAGTGATGATAACTCATTATACTTTCATAGTGCTTTATCTTTTTACTGGTATATCTTTTTTCTGCTATATATCTTTTATATGTCTTTATACTTCTTATTCGTTCTATTCTTCCTTCTATACCTGCTTTTTTAAACATACACCCTTTACCATAAATCTGTTCTACTTTTTCTCTTATTCTTTTATTAGAACTCATTTACTTCCCTTCTTTAACTCTTGTATTTCTTTTTTTAGTTTATTGATTGCTTTAATTGTTTCATTTTGTTTGTCAATACAAACTTCTTCTATTTGCGTTAAAGTAAAACCGTCTAGTCCGTTTAAATGTTCTATTTCCAGTTCTTCTATCTCATCTATTGTGTTTTCTTCTATTAAATCAAATTTTAATATTAACAATCCATCTGTTGAATAATAGCAAGTTATATCATTTTCTTCATCATCGCTAACAAGTTTATTATCATATTTTAATCTAAATATATTTTTTGCTAAATCTTTTGTTTTGAACTTACTACCGTTCCTCTATCTCCCCATTTTTTATTGCTGTTAATAATTCTATAAAACTATATACTTTATTCATTCCAACCGTAACTCCTTTACTTTAATCACAAATTATTTTTCTAATATCAAATATATTATTATAAGGATATTCATTGACATCACAGTCCTGTTCTAATATTCTACAAACGATTTTATCTATCTTATCTATTTTATCTCCATATTCTTCATATCTTTTTTGGTAATATAATAAATCATGATATTTCTTTAACGTTATTTTTACTTCTCCTTTTTCTTTTCCTAAATCATTTATTCTATCAATACAATCATCTAAAATTTCTTTTAACTCTTTTTTATTTATATCCATTATTTTTAACTTCTCCCTTCTAATTTGATTTTAATTCCATATCTTTAAAAAACCATTCCATAACTTCAAAAAGTTCAGACAATGTTCCTCCTTCTTTAATAAAATTCTCTAATTCATCATATAAATTATTCATATGATATCTACCATCTCCAAACACACTCATTGTTTTCTCTCCTTCTTCTTATTTGATTTTAATTTCCTAACACCTTGCCAATGTCGGCAAAATGTTTGATATGTCTGTATTTGCTTATTTGATTGTAACTTGATTATTATACATCATCTGATAAATCTGCATAATTCTCATATATTTTATTTGCAAGTTTCCAAGCTTCATCTTCACTAATTCTTAATTCTATTCCATTACCTAAAATTATTATTGTTTCATCTTCATTGAAATTTACTATCATATACGAACTCCTTTCTTGTATCTTCTTGATACAGGAATATTTTTTAGTTTTGTTCCTGTTTTCTTAATGCTTTTTGTACTTCAACTTCATTTCTGAACTCATTTAACAAGCCTTTTAATATTGCAATTTCTTTATCTTTTTTTAAACATATTTCAGATAATTTTATATTTTCTGCATTTTTTGTTTCTAATAGGTGTAATACTGTTTCTATTGCTTCTCCACCGTATACATATCCTAATTTCCATAAATCTTTATCTTTTATTTTTTTTAAATATTCTATTGCTTCTTTATCTGTCATTGCTTAACCTCCTAACTTTCTTTTGATAAACACTCTTTTAATTTTTCTTTTAATTCTTCATATTGTTCGCTAGTTTTATGTGTTTTACATTTTAAGAAATCTTGAAATCCCATATACATTGTATTTACGCCATGATAGCTTAACTCTATGTTTTTAGATTTACATTTGTTTTTTTCATTATATTTGCAGGTAATATCTCCACAATAAATCATTCTATATCCCCTCTCTATTTATTTTCTTCTAGTAGGTCTTGTAAAACACTTCTTCTGGCTTCAATATCCATTAATAAATAACCTATGCTTGCATCTGAATATTCTTCTCTTTCTTCTTCGCTTATACTATCTTGTGCTTCCTGTTCTTCTTTATCTAATTCTTCTAGCTTTTCTCTTATCTTGCTTTTATGTATAAAACCTCTATCAAAAGCACTATTTAATTGATTTCTATATGCTCTATTTATATCTTCTAATTTCTTAATCTTCTCTTGCAATTCCCCATTTATCTTTTTATGTTCTGCCTCTATTTGCTCTAGGTCTTGTAGTCGGTTTAGTACGTTTTCCTGTGCTTCTAATATTCTTACTTCTGGATATTTCCACATACATTCTTTATCTTTTAATATCTTTATATCCTCTTTCAAATTTAACTCCTCTCTGGAAATATTTTATCTTGTTCACTATGTTGCCACTTTCCGTTTGTATCTTTTATCCATATTTCATAAATACATTTTCTACAATATTGGTGTCCATCTCTCCATCTTATTTCTCCCCAATATTCTTCTCCTCTACAATTTGGACATTTTACTATATCTTCTTCCATATACTCATTCCTCCACTCTAACAATATTTTTATTGTTCTCTACCTTTTCTTCTGCAAATATTGGACTTAATGCTAATAATATTGCTCCTATTATCAAACATACTATTACTACTTTTGCTTCAAATTCTTTCATTTGTACCCTCCTTGTATAATTCTAAAATTAAATATTTCCACTGTAGTTTGCTTTTTCTTTCTACTGCGTGAATTACTGCTGTCTTATCACAACCAAATTCTTTAGCTATTTCTCTTGCACTCCCTACAAATCTACATTCTTGATATTCATCATCTTCGTATACTCCGTATATTTTCATATTTCTTCTAGCTCCACACAGATTTTATTTTCTTCGCCATAATCTTTTAATACTAATAAAGCACATACTTGACTATCGTCTTTATAAGCTAGTCCATTTAAACTGTCTAATATTATTTTTGCAATATTATCTGCATCTGGTTTATTGGTATAGTTTATTTTAAATAAAAGTTCCTCTTTTTTCTTTTTGCTTGCTTTTTCTGGTGGCTTAAATACTGCTATTATCTTTGCTTTAAAAGGTTTTGTACTTAACTCTGTTTCAACATTGTATTTCCCTTTAAAAGCCCATTTTACTTTTTCTTCAAAAGATGCTGTTTTTTCTGGTGTATATATAGCACCTGTATGTCTGTTTACTCTTGGTCTTTCTTTTCCTATTGCTCTTTCTGGTATTTCAAAACTATATTTCATCTTTTGCCCTCCAATCTTTCTAATATGTTAGTTCTGTATTTATATTTCGGATTTTCTTGTTTCTTTTTGGTTATTTCTTGCTCTTTTAAGTTTTGTATAATATCTCCTGTAATTAGTTTATTATTGTACTTATCTGTGAATTTCTTTATAATTTCTATTATCTCTATATTGTTTTTTATCTGTCTTCGTTCTTCTCTTAATGTTTTTCTTAATTTTCCTACTTTGGCATATTCATAAGACTTTAATGTATGATTTTCAATGTAATGGTCTAAATCTGATAATTCCATATCTTTATTACTTAATTTTTCGTATTCTTCATGTAATTGGTTTGATGTATTATTAAACAGATTTAACATGTATTTCATTAAGTCTTCTATATCCATTTCTTCTTTAGCTCCTTTTCTAA